AATTTTAAAACGACAACTACGCTCGTAGAAAGCCTTGGCAAATACTTTTCGGACAGGGGTTCGATTCCCCTCATCTCCACCAAATAAAAAATCAGCAAACAAGCCACATTTAGCATTTATCGGCTTATTCGCTGATTTTTGATAATCAATATTTTATTTTAAAATGCGTTATTTTGTGTTAAAAGTCGCTATTTTGTTTTAAAATCCAACACGAAATCCAACACGAAATTAATACGAAATTAATACGAATTATGCTTGTTTTTGTGAATGACTTTCTTCTGAAAAATTATTTGCAAAAATGTCTATGATTTTGTTGTTCATCTCAACTTGTTTATCTCTTAGTGTATGTTGATAGATATTTTGAAGAATACTTATTGACCGCCAGCCGCCCACTTGCGCTATGTGCTTGTCAGGAATGCCTCTTGCGTGAAGCTCTGAGGCGAAATAATGTCGGAGCTTGTGAAAAGTTATATGAGGTACATCACATTTTTCAACAAGTCTGCGAAACTGACCATACAGTGCAGCAGGCGAACAACCGAAATATTTCCACTCTTTCACTTCGTTTAGAATGTGCGAGGAAAGCGGAACAAATCTGTTTCCTGCGCTTGTTTTCGGTGGCTTAACAACTATATTATTATTTTTGTCGTAGACTGCCGCTTTGGTAACATTAATGCCCAGATCTGTGATATCGTCAAGAGTTAAAGCACAAATTTCAGAACGGCGAAGACTGCCCGAGCTTGCGAGTAATATAGGTACTCTGATAAAGTCATTTGCGTTATCAAGCAGCGTATTGATTTCAGCAGTTGTCGGTATTATATATTTGGGTTCAACCTTCTGCGGAAGTCTTGTTGTTATTATAAATCCGGGGCGATACGCTTTGAGAACTGCTGAAAGCAGCCCATGTGAGTTTCTCACAGTCTTGGATGAGTATTTAGCGGACATTTCGTTGACCGCCAGCTGAATATGCTCCTGCGTGATGTTATCGAGCTTCATCGGCATAAGTGCTTTAAAATCGTTTCTCAGGTTCTTTTCGTATCCGTCAACTGTTGACGAGGAAAGAACTGAAGACTTACAATCAATATATCTGCGATACGCTTGTGCAAGCGTGATGTTGCTGTACGATAGTTTTTGACTTTCTCTGTTGTGCGTAAATTCTGCAGCGGCATATTCTGCTTCTTTCTTTGTTGCTGCGGTAAATGACTTGTAGTGCCACTTGCCGCTTTTGTCCTTGTAATCGGGAACTAAAACACGCCAGTTCCCTGACTTAAGTTTTTTTGCTTTTGCCATATAAAACACTCCTTTTGTTTTTAAAAAAGGGTGCAAAAATCCCTTGTGTTATTTATCTGCTAAACTTGCAAAACACAAGGGAGTATGGTACAATTATATTGCGTTTAACTGCACCGTTGCACCTTATGTGTAATGGTTTCCGCTCTATCCTGTTGGCGCAGGATAGGGCGGTTTTTTTATTGCTTATGTTCGGATGGTAATGCTTTAAAGCAAAGTCCTGAATATTGGACTTTGAAAAAAATGGAAAAATTTGGGGGTTGCAATTGTCGAACAGGTGTTCTATAATTAAAACATAGCCGAAACGAAAGGAGAAACGGATATGAAGAATTACAAACAATACATAATAGAAATGTTAGAAAAGATTACCGATAGAAAAATACTTAAAAGGATATATGATTACATATGTTTTGTTTGCTTCAAGGGTGGCGATTAAGCCACCCTCTTTTTTTATGTAAATAATTTTTTGATTGTTTCAATAACTTGCGCTCTTTCCGCAGGCGGAAGTTTCACGAAGTTTGAAACAATCTTTTTTTCTATGTCTGTCAATTCGTACTCAATCGCTAAATCATCAAGAAATTCATCGGCAACCTCAAAAAACATATCACCTTTGCCCTCCGTAAGCCACAAAGGGTTTACATTATATGTTTTACATATGAGTTTTAACATGAATTCTTTTAGTTCAACACGCTCAAGTTCAATGTTGACTATAACATCTTTGCTCACGCCTAACTTCTCTCCAAAACTCGTTTGGGACAATTTCAAGTTTTTTCGCAATTCTCTTACCCTTGAATTAGGAGTCATTTAACCACCTCCTTTTATAATACTATTATATCAGTTAAAAAGTTGTTTGTCAACACAAAAAATAAAAAATAATTTAAAAAATGTGTTGACAAACAAATTTAAATGCGTTATAATTTTGTTGTAAAACAAAAACGGAGGAGATGAAAAGAATGTCAACAACAACAAAGTCAACAGCAACAAAAGATAGAGCTGATATAAAACAGCTTATTGAACTTATCAAGAGATTACCCGAAAGCAAGCAGAACTTCGTTAATGGATATGTGCAGGGCGTTTGTGAAACACTGTCCGATAAAAACAAGTCTGCCTAACAGCGGCAAGCAGAAAGCGAGGTGAGAGCAATGTTTTACAATGAACTTGACTATTTGGACGATGAAGAAGCTGATACAATTTGTTCAAGTAAAATTCCAACCGAAGATGAATTGGAAGATAATCTAAACAAAGTTATTGACGAAAAGCTACTTCATTCGTTCTATCTGCTTGGCAAGTATGATGTCAAGATAGAGAGAGCATACCGAGAGGGTTTCAGGAGCGGTCTTGCACTGACTATTTCGGTTACCGCTCTATTATTATCACTGGTGGCATTAATATGGAAACTACAGACAATATTAACGCTATTACCGAAATAATTATCGGGACCCAAAAGCAGAAAACAGCATAACCCCATACCACACAAAAAAAGAAAGGGTGAGAAAAATGCCGAGAAAATTAGCAAAACCCGAGGATAAAATGAAAAGACAACTGATTGCTAATATACAATATGAAGCTGAAATCAGAAGTATTGACCGCGAAGGGCAGGCCCTTGTGGCACACTGCTCGGAGGGCACATACAGAAAAAGAATTAAAGACCCGGGCACTTTCACGGTAGAAGAGTTATCAAGACTTGCTAAAAAATTTGATATACCTGTTCAGAGTCTTTTCAAAGCAAGAGTGGTGCCTGATGAATGAGCGCTCAAGCACTTGCCGACACACAGAAAACAGCATAGGAAAGGAGGCATAACTAATGGCACTTAGACACATAAAAACAAAACGCAGTCTTAAGGATGAGAACAAGCACTTACATAGCTTAGTCAAGCACCTACGGATTGAGCTTGAGAACGCAAGGCTTGACCTTTGCATTAAGAATGACGCAATCAACGGTTACAAAAGCGAAAACGCAAGGCTTAGACAACGCATTAACAGTATGTATGCGTATGATGTTTTTGGGGAGGAGGTGTAACAGATGATAGAAAATGTTTTAGAACGAATGAAAAGGATTGACGGGCAGAGGAAAATCTCTGATTTCATTGTTAAGCAAAAACAAGATTATGAATTTAAAATCAGATATGCAACTATCAGAGCAAGAGAATTTGTAGAAGAATGCGATAAGCGAGAATTAAACTATCACGTTTCCGTTGGCGGTCTTGACAGCATTACATTATTTATCTTTTTAAAATCAATCGGAATCCACGCACCGGGAATCAGCGTTTCTTATCTTGAAGATTCAAGCATCCAAAAAATTCATAAAGAGCTCGGAATAGAAAAATTAAAACCGTCAGTTCGATATGTAGATAGTACAGGAAAAGAACACCGTTGGACTAAGCAAGATATAATTCAGGAGTTTGGATTCCCTGTTTTATCAAAAGAAATAGCGTCAAAAATTGAAACGCTTGCAAATCCGACCGAAAAAAACAAAACTGTTCGACACGCTATTGTAACAGGCGAAACAGGTGCATATGGTGGTTATCAAAAAAACAGTCGTATGAAAATGTCGCAAAAGTGGCTTGAAAAGTTCGGTGGTTATGCAAACGATGAAGAAGGCACGAGTTATCAAATTCCAAATTTCAAAGTATCATCAAAATGCTGTTATTATCTGAAAGAAAAACCTTGTGATGTTTGGGCAAAAGAGCATAACAGCGTACCTTTTCTTGGGCTGATGGCTTCCGAAGGCGGAAGAAGAGCTAAATCTCTAATGATAAATGGCTGTAATTATTTCGGTAAATCTACAATCAGGTCAGCACCGTTTGCAATTTTCAACAGACAAGATATTTTACACCTTGCACTTGAACTTCAAGTACCTGTTCCCGAAATTTACGGAACGATTGAGCGCAAAGATGACGGTACTCTGTATACAACAAAAGCTCAGCGCACAGGCTGCTCTATGTGTGGATTTGGTATTCAACTTGAAAAAAGGCCACATCGATTCGACTTGCTTAAAGAGCGCAATCCGAAAGAATGGGAATATTGGATGTACCGTTGCTGTACGGATAGTAAAACAGGTGAAAAATATGGTTGGGCAAGGGTGCTGGATTATATCAATGTTGACTACAAAGAAGAAAACCGTTGACAGCACGGCAAGCTTTCAACGGTTCAAGGATATAATATGAAATCAATCAACATTATTATATCCTTAATTTTATAAAAAATCAAGATATAAAGGAGAAAAAAGAATGTCAGTAAAAATATCAGCTTTTGAAATTGAAAATGTTAAGAGAGTAAAGGCGGTTGCTTATGAACCGACCGAAAACGGACTTACCGTGTTGGGCGGTAAAAACGGGCAGGGCAAGACGTCTGTTCTTGACGCAATTGCGTGGGCTCTCGGCGGTAATCGTTTCGCTCCGTCTGCTCCGTACCGTGAGGGTTCAACAATTCCGCCACATCTAAAAATCAAGCTCTCAAACGGTATTGTTGTGGAGCGCAGCGGTAAGAACAGCAGCCTTAAAGTAATTGATACCTTAGGCAACAAAGGCGGACAGGCTTTGCTTGACGCATTTGTCAGCAACTTTGCTCTTGACCTGCCAAAATTTATGAATGCAACAGGCAAGGAAAAAGCTGACACGCTCCTGCAGATTATCGGTGTAGGCAACAGAGTTTACGAGCTTGAAACGCAAGAAACACAAGTATATAACGAGCGCCGTGCTATCGGTCAGATTGCAGACCAAAAGAAAAAGTTTGCCGCCGAAATGCCCGAGTTTGAGGGCGTGCCTAATGAACCTGTGTCAGCCTCGGAACTTATCAACAAACAGCAGGAAATTCTTGCACGCAACGGTGAAAATAACCGTCTGAGAGCAGAAAAAGATAACCTTGAAAACCGTGCCAATAATTTGCAGAGCGAAATCAACAGGCTTAACGAGGATTTGAGGAAATATAATTCCGAGCTTACAAAAGTGCTTGCACAGCTTGAACAGAGCAGAAAGACCGTTGCCGAACTGCACGATGAAAGCACGGCAGAGCTTGAAAGAAACATTACCGAGATTGACGAAATTAACCGCAAAGTCAGAGCAAACCTCGATAAAGCAAAAGCTGATGAGGACGCAAAGGAATATTACGGCAAGTACGCCGATATGACGGCACAGCTTGAAGAAATCCGCAAAACAAAATATGACTTGCTCAACAACGCGAATTTGCCCCTTGACGGTTTATCGGTTGAAAAGGGCGAGCTTACATACAACGGTTTTAAGTGGGACAACATGAGCGGTTCGGAACAGCTTCGTGTCGCTACGGCAATTGTTCGCAAGCTCAATCCCGAATGCGGATTTGTCCTTCTTGACAAGCTCGAACAAATGGATACTGACACACTCAAAGACTTTGCAAAATGGCTTGAATCAGAGGGATTGCAGGCTATTGCAACAAGAGTTTCAAACGGCGATGAATGCTCAATTATCATTGAGGACGGCTATATTAAGTCCGAAACAACCGCACCTGCAGCAACTTGGACAGAAGGAGAGTTTTAATTATGGCTACAAGAACTACAACTGCAAAAACAAATACAAATGAATGTGTAATCAAATGTAATCCGCACAGAGAGCTTGCCTGCGGTTATACCAAAGTCAAGATTATGCCCGAAAATTATTCAAGAATTGTTTTGATTGCAGGTATGACAGGCAAGTCAATACAGGACCTTACAAACGAACTGCTCAACTATGCAATCGACTATGTTGTCATTGATGTTGACGGCAATAAAATCAACTTTTCAGATGTACAGGGGGTAAGATAATGAACATCACAAGAGGTAAAATCAAGTCGGCTCAAAAGGTTGTAATTTACGGTCCCGAAGGTATCGGCAAATCAACTTTTGCTTCGCAGTTTCCGAACCCTCTGTTTATCGACACAGAGGGCAGTACAAAAAACCTTGATGTTGCGAGAATGGATAAACCGACATCGTGGACTATGCTCAAAAGTCAGCTTGAATATATCAAAAACAATCCGACTGTATGCAAAACAGTTGTTATTGATACAATTGACTGGGCGGAACAGCTTTGCATTGACGATATTTGCTCAAAGTACGGCAAAAAAGGTATTGAAGATTTCGGCTACGGAAACGGCTATGTTTATGAAAAAGAGGAGTTCGGCAGATTCCTGAACAGCCTTGAAGATTTGATTGACAGAGGTATCAATGTTGTGCTTACCGCACACGCACAGCTCCGCAAATTTTCACAGCCTGACGAAATCGGCGAGTATGACCGTTGGGAGCTTAAACTCGGCAAAAAGACTGCTTCACAGATTTCTCCGCTTGTAAAAGAATGGGCGGATATGGTGCTTTTCGCTAATTACAAAACTATCGCAGTCGCATCGGATAAAGACGGAAAAAAATATAAAGCTCAAGGTGGCGGCAGAGTGATGTACACACTTCATCACCCTTGTTGGGACGCTAAAAATCGTCACGGACTGCCGGAGGAAATGGAGTTTGATTATTCAGGTATTTCACATATTTTTAATAATAATACAGTTTCAAACCACACTGCCCCAGTTACACCTACTCAACCTGAACCGAATGCTTCGACTGTGCCGGCACCTATACCAATTCAGCCTGAGCCACCTGTAACTGAACCGGTTGCACAGCCTAAACCGTTATACGAGCCTAATATTCCTGACGATATTCCAAAAGCTCTTGCCGATCTTATGAGAGCAAACGGAGTTGATGAAAGCGAAATCAGACAGGCAGTATTTACACAAGGGCATTATCCTTATGAAACACCGATTAAAAATTATGACCCACGCTTTGTTCAAGGCTGCTTAGTAGGCGCTTGGGATAAAGTCTTTCAGGTAGTAAGCAACAACAGAGATTTACCATTTGAATAAGATAAGAAAGGGAGATGAATAATGGATAGAGAATTTGGTTGGAATGACGAAATAACCGAAGAGGGCGTAAATTATGAACCGCTCCCCGAGGGTAATTATGATTTTACAGTAGCAAAGGTTGAGCGTGCTCGCTCACAGGGTAAAGGTAAACTGCCACCCTGCAACATGGCAAAAGTGACTTTTGATGTATGGGGAGCAGATGACAAGAGAGAAATTACAGTTAATTTCGTACTACACTCATCGCTTGAATGGAAGCTGTCACAGCTCTTTTTGTCCGTGTCAATGAAAAAACACGGCGAACCGCTCCGTATGGACTGGACAGGCATTATCGGCAAGAAAGGTAAATGTCAGGTTATCATCCGCAAATATGTCAAGAATGACGGCACAGAGGGCGTAACAAATGACATCAAGTATTTCTACGCTTATGATGAGCAAGTGACAACTGTATCGCCTGTTGTAGCACAGTCTGCACCTCAGCAGTATGTACAGCCTACATATCCGCCACAGTATGTACAGCCTACATATCCGCCACAGTATAACACACAGCCTGCAATGCCAAATACTGCGACGCCGAATAACTGGACACCGGGTAGCTTTTAATGCAGTTACGACCGTACCAGAATGAAGCGAAGAATGCCGTCTTCTCCGAGTGGGAAAGCGGCAATTTAAAAACATTACTTGTCTTGCCTACAGGCTGTGGCAAGACAATAGTTTTTGCAAAAATCACTGAAGAATGTGTCCGTCGAGGTGACAGGGTGCTGATACTTGCCCACCGTGGAGAATTGCTCGACCAAGCGGCAGACAAAATCAAAAAAGCAACAGGACTTAATTCGTCGGTTGAAAAAGCCGAGCAAAGTTGTATAGGTTCGTGGAACAGGGTTGTTGTAGGCTCTGTGCAGACGCTTATGCGTGAGAAAAGGCTGTCAAACTTTGACAGTGATTATTTTGACACAATCATTATTGATGAAGCACATCACTCAATCAGCGACAGCTATCAGCGTGTGCTTGAGCATTTTGACAATGCGAAAGTGTTGGGTGTTACCGCAACACCCGACCGAGGAGATATGAAAAATTTAGGAACAGTATTTGATTCGCTTGCGTATGAATACACACTCCCTAAGGCTATCAAAGAGGGGTATCTGTCACCGATTAAAGCTGTGACTATACCGCTTACACTTGACCTTTCGGGAGTTGCCACACAGGCAGGAGATTTTAAAGCAAGTGATATTGACACGGCACTTGATCCGTATCTTTATCAGATTGCCGAAGAAATGAAAAAATACTGTAAGAGTCGTAAAACTGTTGTGTTTTTACCACTTGTAAAAACATCGCAGAAATTTAGAGATATTTTGAACGAAAAAGGCTTTAAAGCGGCAGAGGTAAACGGTAACAGCGAGGACAGAGCAGAGATATTGCAGGACTTTGAAAACGATAAATACAATGTCTTGTGTAACTCAATGCTTTTAACCGAGGGTTGGGACTGCCCAAGTGTTGACTGCGTTGTTGTTTTAAGACCTACAAAGGTGCGTGGGCTTTACTGCCAAATGGTCGGCAGAGGTACAAGACTTGCTCCAAACAAGACGGAGCTTTTGCTGCTCGACTTTTTATGGCATACAGAGCGACACGAACTTTGCAGACCTGCACATCTCATTTGCGACAACGAAGAAGTCGCACAAAAGATGACCGAAAACTTATCAGAACAGGCAGGCTGTCCGATTGACATTGAAGAAGCGGAGAAAAAAGCAAGTGAAGATGTTGTTGCTCAGCGTGAAGAGGCGCTTGCAAATCAGCTTGCGGAAATGCGAACACGCAAACGCAAACTTGTAGATCCGCTGCAGTATGAAATGTCGATTCAGGCGCAGGACCTTGCAGGCTATGTTCCTGCATTCGGCTGGGAGTGTTCTCCGCCTACAGACAAACAGAAAGCAAAACTTGAAAAGCTCGGAATATTCCCTGATGAAATTCAGAGTGCCGGCAAAGCAAAACTTATTCTTGACAGGCTCGAAAAGCGAAGAATTGAGGGCTTAACCACACCTAAACAAATCCGTATGCTCGAAAGCAGAGGTTTTCAGCATGTGGGCAAGTGGCAGTTTGACGAAGCGTCAACCTTGATTTCAAGGATTGCCGCAAACGGTTGGAGAACTCCGAAAAACATTAACCCGAAAACATATGTACCGCAAAGCGAGGTGAATACGGTTGGACTTACTTGAAGCACTTGAATATATAAGACCGGCTGACCTTGACTATCAAGAATGGGTAAATGTCGGAATGGCACTCAAGCAAGAGGGATACAGCGTAAAGGACTGGGACGATTGGAGCCGAGCAGACAGCCGATATCACAACGGTGAGTGTGAAAAGAAATGGCAGAGCTTTAACGGCTCTGCCTCACCGGTTACAGCCGGCACAATAATCCAAATGGCTAAGGACAGAGGGATGACTTTTCGGGAATCGAAAGAGCTTGGTTGGGATGATGAAATTGCTTTTGAACAGGGCAATATCGGAGTAACAGCCTGTGAGGGTGTAAAGTTTCACGAGCCTGCAAACTGGAATCCTGTGAATGAAATTGTAACCTACCTTGAAACCCTCTTTGACAGCTCCGAAAATGTCGGCTATGTAACCGAAACTTGGGAGAAGAACGATAACGGCAAGGTTAAATATCTGCCTACAAAGGGCAGTTGTGACCGTACGGCAGGTGAGCTTATTGCCGCCCTCAACAATTGTGACGGTGATATTTCAAATGTATTCGGTGATTACAAGCCCGAGGCAGGAGCGTGGATAAGGTTTAATCCGTTGGACGGTAAGGGTGTTAAAAACGAGAATGTAACCGATTATCGTTACGCTCTTGTGGAATCTGACTGTATGGCTCTTGAAGAACAAAATGCAATCATCAGAGAGCTTGAGCTGCCTGTTGCGGTGCTTGTTTATTCGGGCGGAAAATCAGTCCACGCTATTGTTAAGATTGATGCTGCAAACTATGACGAGTACCGCAAAAGGGTTGATTATCTTTACAATGTATGCCGTAAAAACGGCTTTGAAATCGATAAACAGAACCGCAATCCGTCAAGGTTGAGCCGTATGCCCGGTGTTATCCGCAATGGCAAAAAGCAGTTTATCATTGACACAAACATCGGTAAATCCGATTTTTCCGAGTGGAAAGACTGGGTGGAGAGTATCAACGACGATTTGCCTGACCTCGAAAACCTCGCAGATTTTTTTCAAAATCCTCCCGAACTTGCTCCGCCTCTTATTGACGGTATTTTACGACAAGGACATAAAATGTTACTTGGTGGTCCTTCAAAGGCCGGCAAATCTTTTGGACTTATCGAATTGTGTGTAGCAATAGCAGAAGGCACGAAATGGTTTGGCTTTCAATGCACGCAAGGAAATATCTTGTATGTAAATCTTGAACTTGACCGTGCTTCCTGTTTTCACAGATTCAAGGATGTATATGAAGCACTGGGACTTGAACCGAAAAATCTCAACAGAATTGATATTTGGAACTTGCGTGGCAAGTCCGTGCCTATGGACAAGCTTGCACCTATGCTTATACGCAGAGCCTTGAAAGGCAATTTTATAGCGGTTGTGATAGACCCAATATACAAGGTAATTACCGGTGACGAGAACAGTGCTGACCAAATGGCACACTTTTGCAATCAGTTTGACAAGGTATGTACAGAAATCGGATGTGCGGTAATCTACTGTCACCATCATTCAAAAGGTTCTCAAGGCGGTAAAAAGTCAATGGATAGAGTTTCGGGTTCGGGGGTTTTTGCTCGTGACCCTGATGCACTTCTTGACCTTACACAGCTTGAAATCGGCGATAATCTAATCAAGCAACAGCAAGACGAAGCAACCTGTGCGATATGCAAAAACTGGATAAGCAGATTTAATAAAAACATTGATGAGTTATGTTCTCAAGATGATTTAGTTACTGCTTCTAAAATGCTTGATATAGCCGAAAATGCTCTTCCTAAGCAGTCATACATGCTAATGCTTAATGATATAGCTAAGTCAAATAAAGCTGTACAGGGCCGCACAGCGTGGCGAATAGAGGGCACACTAAGAGAATTTCCAAAATTTGATGCTCTGAATTTGTGGTTTGATTATCCTATACACAGAGCTGATACAACAGGTGTGTTGAAAGACTGCAATTTTGAGGGCGATTTTAACATCAAAGGCTCGCCCTACAAAAAGAATTTCAGCAAGAAAAAGAGCAATTCAGACCGTAAAGAAGAACGCAAAGAGGCAGTTATGACAGCCTTTACTGCAGAAGAAACAGACGGTCAGGCTGATATAAACGACATTGCTGCATACCTGGGCGTTACCGAAAAGACAGTGCGAAATCGACTAAAAGAGCACGGTGACTTTTGGATTGATGGCGGCAAAACAGGTTTAAAGGGAAAGGAAAAAGTCGATTAATTTTCCTTTTCCCTGTCATTTTGGAAAGTGAAAATCTCGATAAATTTTCCGTATTTTCCGTGTTAGAGAAAGGAAAAAGTCGAATAAATTTTCTTTTTCCGCAGGGAAGAAAAAGTCGATAAATTATCGAGATTTTCCGAAGGAAAGAAAAAGTATATATACTACGTATATATAAACGGTTTCCGTTCCCTAAAGGTCACAGGGGTGAAGTAGTTGTGCGAAGCTTACGCACAACAACTCCTTCCCCAGACCTGTGACTAAAAGCAAAATTCAAAAATCAAAAGTAACTTTAATGCTTTAAAGGAGTGAAATATTAAAAATGGATTTTTTTATGGCGATGATACCGCCGACTGTAACTGCACAGGAACATAAGGTTATGGTAAAAAACAGCAAACCTGTTTTTTATAATCCGCCCGAGGTGAAACAGGCAAGAGAAAAGCTCACATCACATTTGGCAAAGTTTAAACCGTCAGAACCGTACAAGTCGGGTGTCAGACTGATAACAAAATGGTGTTTCCCTCGTGGTAAACATCAGGACGGCGAATATCGTATAACAAAGCCCGACACGGACAATCTGCAAAAAATGCTAAAAGACTGTATGACCGCTCTCGGCTTTTGGTCTGATGACGCACTTGTCGCAAGTGAGATATGCGAAAAGTTTTGGGCAGAGGTTCCGGGCATTTACATCGAGGTGGAAGTGCTGTGAATATCTCGGAAGTTAAACGCAACCTTGAAAGAACTGTGTTGTACAATGGTGCAGAATACATTCTGACAGGCTGTATCATCAGACGAAGCATAACAGGAAAGTTTTATTATCAGGCTGAAATAAAGGATTTAAACGCTAATTCTGCATTGTTGTATTGCAGACTTGAAGATTTGGAGGAGATGAAATAAATGTATTCAGCTATATGTCAAATATGCGGTAACAAATTTACCGCAAGAGCAAAAACAACAAAATATTGTTCAGCTTGTGTCAGTAAAGCCAAAGCCGAGGCGGCGTTACACAGAAAAGAGCAGTTAAATAGACCGCCGACAACCGATACAGAATTTTTAATATGTTTATATACATACAGAGGTGATTCTATATCACGCATTGCAACGGATTTGAACAGAAGCGAAGAGAATGTTCAAAGCATATTAAATGAAGCAAAAGCAAGCGGTCGTTATAACGAGCACATACAAAAACATCTTAACTCTGTGAATTACAAAAGTACACTTAGTGACGATTATGTAGACAGCAGTAATGCTATTATGGACGGCTATGAATAAGGAGGATAAAGAAAATGATTGATTGTTCAAAAACTATGAATTACTTTATTGAAAAATCAAGAATGATTAAACAACAGAAGGACGGAATATGCAAACTTAACTGTACAGACTGCCCTTTAAGCATTGAGAATAATGGCACAAGTGTTTCGTGTACATACTTTGAAACGAATTATCCTGAAAAAGCAATTGCAATTGTGCAGAAGTGGTCGGATGAACATCCGCAGAAGACTTATTTGAGTGAGTTTTTAAAAAACTATCCGAATGCTCCTCTTGTTCACGATGGACCACCTGAAATATGCCTTCGGAAGTTAGGCTTGACAGATATAAAGACTTGTAGAGTAGGCGGCTGCGTAGAATGTTGGAATCAGCCTATTGAGGGCGGTGAAAAGTAATGGACTTAGAAAAGGTTGCTATAATGCGACTACGCGAAGGTGCCGAAATAAGCAAATATTATTATAATAAGCCTTTGCTACTATGCTATTCCGGCGGCAAAGATAGCGAAATAATTTTAGACCTTGCGCTTAAGTCAGGTATAGATTTTGAGGTTTTACATAGTCATACAACTGCCGATGCGCCCAAAACCGTTTATCACATTCGCCGAAAGTTCAAAGAGCTGGAGTCTAAAGGAATTAAGTGTACAACGCAAATGCCAACCTTCAAAGGTAAATCTGTCAGTATGTGGAGCTTGATTCCGGCTAAGAAAATCCCACCCACTCGCAATGCACGATATTGTTGTGCAATACTGAAAGAAACAGCAGGACACAACAGAGCGATTGTGACAGGCGTAAGAAGAGCGGAAAGCACCAACAGAGCTAAAAGCGGAATTATTCAGACTTGGAGTAAAGACATCTCAAAGAGAATTATCATTAACAACGATAATGACGAAAAGAGAAAAATCGTTGAGCATTGTCAACTACAAGGGAAAACGGTATTCAATGTCATATGTGATTGGTCAAATGACGATGTAAAAGACTATATCAAAGAAGAACATATAAATTTAAATCCTTTGTATAAGTGTGGCTTTCACAGAGTAGGTTGCGTTGGCTGCCCTATGGTAGGAAAAGGAAGATACAAAGAATTTGCACTGTATCCTAAATACAGAAATTTGTATATCAGAGCGTTTGACAGAATGTTAGAAGTTCGCAAGCAAGCAGGATTAACAACTAATACGTGGCAATCAGGAATAGATGTGTATCACTGGTGGATGGAGGACAATGTTCTGCCAGGGCAGCTAACAATAGACGGAGAAAATGATTGGTAAGGTGAGGAGTAATGACATTCCCCGAAAAGCTAAAAGCGTTAAGGCTTAAACATAAATTAACGCAAGATGAGTTGGGCGAAAAGCTCTGTTTGAGCAGAACAAGTATATCTAACTATGAATACGGAAAATTTGAACCTGATATTAAAACCATAATAGATATATCTGATTTATTTAATGTAACGATAGATGAACTATTGAAATGAGGTGTGAACACAATGACTAATTACGAGAAAATCAAACAGATGTCGATTGACGAAATGGTTCAAGGTGATATTACTTTGCTCGGGTGTGTCGGCCATGTTCCGATGGAATATTGTAATAAATTCCACGGTAACTGCATTGATTGCAAAAAACATTGGCTTGAAAGCGAGGCAGAAGAATGACCGCAAAAGAAATCAAAGACATAAACCGAGAAATTACGAGGTTAAAAGCTAAGATTGCACGCATAGCCGCCGAGGCTGACAATACATCGCCTAAGCTGTCGGATTTACCGAGTGCAGGTCAAACATCGGACAAAGTCGGCAATGCGGTGGTGCAGATTGCAGATATTCAGAGGGAGATACAAAACCTTGAAATCCGCCGAAACGCAGCGCTCAACAGCCTCTCCCGTGACGATTTTGTGGAGAACTGTTTGTTTATGCACCTTAGCTTGCGATACAGCTGGGCGAAGATAGCAGTTGATACAGGCGGAATAAATACACCGGATAACATAAGAATTATGTGCAACCGCCATCGTTGGTAAAAGTTGTTCGGTTTTTCGGTTTAGGTGCAGTATAATATAAAATGAAGAAATCGATAATAAGAGGCATTTTGTAGTTCTCCTTTTTCAAAAATAACGGCAGACCGCTCTCATTTGAGGGCGGTCTGTGTTGTGAGTAAAAATCAGATAAAAGAGGTGAGGCGATTGCCCAATGAGAAAAATTTAATACCGTTTACATCTGACCAAAGCCGTGATGAAGCCGTGAAAAACGGAGCAAAGGGCGGTAAGGCTTCGGGCAAGTCACGCCGCCGTAAAAAGAGTATGAAACAGGTTATGGATATGTTACTTTCGTTGCCTGCCAACACTCCTGCCGACTGGGAAATGCTTATTGACATGGGAGTTAATGTTGATGAGATTGGCGAAGATTTGGTCAATAATTTGCTCGTTGTAAATGCAGCACTTCTCAAAAAGGCTAAAACAGGTGATCTTAATTCCATTAAAGAATTAAGAAATATTATCCGTGACAATGTTTTTGAAAATCATAAAATCAAGCTCGACAATGCCTATCTCGACATTGAACGCAAAAAGGTTGAACCGCCAAAGGGTGACGGTTCTGAGTACAAAGGAATACCGGCTAATATGGTTGCACCGTCGTTTTCGTCGGTGCTTTTTGATATTGAGGGTAAAGAACATTCGGAATATGTTTTCCCCGGCGGAAGAGGTTCAACAAAATCGTCTTTCGTCAGTCTGAATGTTATTGATTTGCTTATGAAGAACGAGGGTATGCACGCCTGTATTTTTCGTCAGGTAGCCGACACTCTGCGCAGTTCGGTGTATCAGCAGATTTTGTGGTCAATCTCTGCTCTCGGTCTTGAAAGCGAGTTTAACTGCACTGTGTCACCTCTCGAAATCACGAGGGTAAGCACAGGACAGAAAATATACTTCCGTGGAGCAGATGATCCGAGCAAAATTAAATCAATCAAAGTACCGTTCGGCTATATCGGTGTTTTGTGGTTTGAAGAACTTGACCAGTTCACTGGCGAGGAGGCTGTCAGAAAGATTGAACAGTCGGTGATTCGTGGCGGTGACACGGCTTTTAAATTTAAATCGTTCAACCCTCCGAAATCCGCACAGAACTGGGCGAACAAGTATGTTAAAATTCCCCGTCAAGACAGGCTCATTATTGAGAGTACATACCTTACAGTACCGTCAAAATGGCTCGGAAAGCCGTTTATAGATGACGCAGAGTTTCTGAAAGAAACAAACCCTACCGCCTATGAAAACGAGTATATGGGCATTGCTAACGGCACAGGCGGCAATGTATTTGATAATGTTGTTATTCGTGAGGTCACAGATGACGAAATTCAGACCTTTGACAGATTTTACAGAGGAGTTGACTGGGGCTGGTATCCTGATCCGTTTGCCTATGATTGTATGACTTATATTCCAAGTCAACACAAGCTCATTATTTTTGACGAGGAACATTGCAACAAGACAAGCAACAAAGAAACAGCCGAATTGCTCAGAACTAAGCACGGAGTTACAAGCAATGATTTAATCACTTGCGACAGTGCAGAACAGAAGTCAGTCGGCGATTACAGGGCTGACGGTTTAATGGCTCGTTCGGCAGAAAAAGGACCCGGTTCGGTTGTTTACTCGATGAAGTGGTTGCAGTCTTTACGGGAAATTGTGATTGATAACACACGCTGTCCGCATACTGCACAGGAGTTTCTCGACTATGAATACGAGCGTGATAAGGACGGTAATGTTATCAGCGGTTATCCCGATAAGGACAACCACCATATTGACGCTGTCAGATATGCAATGAACAGAGTATGGAAACGCAGAGGTGAATAATGGGACTTATAGATTTTTTGAAGGGAGTGTGGAGGCGAATGTTTCCGCTTGAAAATATTCGGCAGGCGCTTAATTTACGGCTTGCGATTACAGCAGAAATGCAAAAGGCTATCGGCGTATGGCAAAACTGCTATGTCGGCAAAGCTCCGTGGCTTGATGAAAATGTCATCAGTTTGAGGCTTGAGCAGTCAATCACAAGGGAGTTTGCTAACATTACGCTTAACGAAATGACGGTGAACATCTCAAATGAAACGCTGTCAAAATTGTTTGAAACTGCAACCGAGGAGCTTAATTCAGAGTTACAGTCAGGTCTTGCAACAGGCGCAATGGTCATCAAGCCTTTGGGCGGTGACAGGGTGCAATATATCTCGGCAAATGCTTTTGTGCCGATTGAGTTTGACGCAAAGCGCAGGCTTGTAAAGGTCATCTTCCCCGAATTTAAGAAAATCGGTGACAACTACTACACAAGGCTTGAATATCACAGCCTTGATAAGGACAAGGGCTTGACTATCACTAACACAGCTTACCGTTCGTCATCACCCGAGGTTCTCGGTACTGAAATTCCTCTCGCTGTCATTGACGAGTGGGCAGACTTACCGCCTGCGGTCACATACCCCGATATGAAAAGACCTGCGTTTGGTTATTTCAGAGTGCCGATTAAAAACACGGTTGACGGCTCATCATGCGGTATGTCGATTTTTGACAGCGGACTTGAAATCATTCAGAAAGCCGATATGCAGTTCGGACGGCTTGACTGGGAATTTGAAAGCGGAGAGCGTGCGATTCATGTTGATTCTGCCGTGTTTAAGGACAGCAAAGCCGATAGACTTAACAGGCGTTTGTACCGTGCTGTTGATGTGGATTTGGGCGACGAAGAACTGTTCAAGGACTTTTCGCCTGCGTTCCGACAGTCCGATATTACGGACGGCTTGAATACATATCTGCGTATGATTGAATTTGCGGTCGGTCTTGCATACGGTGACCTTTCAAACCCCGACACTGTCGCAAAGACGGCTACGGAGATATTATCTGCTAAGAACCGAAAGTACAACACGGTATCGGCAATTCAGAAACAGCTTAAATATTGTCTTGACGATTTGGTGTATGCTCTCGCCTTTTACAATTCGCTGACAACAAGCGGTTACACATTCGTTTGTGACTTTAAGGACAGTATTCTCACCGATGAACAGACTGAACGCACACAGGATATTCAGGACTTGAGTCTTGGAATTATGCGACCTGATGAGTATCGTATGAAATGGTACGGAGAGGACGAAAAGACAGCAAAAAAGAACCTGCCGCAGTCCTCGGAGGTTGTTGACTGATGTTTACGCCTGAGATTATGGAGGCAGTCCCGATTGCGCTCGAGCAAATTTTTGACAGCCTGCAAATGAGCATAATGACAGAAATAGTAAGAATGTTACTTGAAGCTGCGGAGATTATACCGTCAACAGGCTATAAAATGAATAGACTGTACGATTTAGGTACAAGCAAAAAGCGAATCAAAGACATTGTCGCAAGGACACTTAACCTTAGCGATAAAGAAGTTGAAAACATCTTTACAAATATAACGGAAAGCGGATATAACGAGGCGGAGAGCGCTTTTATTGAACAAGGCAAGGAGTTTATACCATATTCAGAAAACGAGCCACTACAGCAATTTGTGAGGGCCGTACAAGAGCAGACACAAAACGAATGTAAAAACATTACACAGTCAATGGGCTTTGCAAAGCGACAGCCTGACGGCAGTTTGGGCTTTACTCCCGTTGCAGACTATTATCAAGAAACACTTGATAAAGCCGTCACAGAAATTGCAAGCGGTGCGAGTGATTATAATACCGTACTCGAAAAAACCGTAACCGAAATGACAAACAGCGGATTGCGTACGGTTGACTATGCAAGCGGTCACAGCAATAGAGTTACCGTTGCGGCAAGGCGTGCGGTGTCAACAGGACTGAATCAGGTTGTGGGCAAAATCAATGAGGAAAACGCCGTAAAACTCGGCACAAATTACTTTGAGGTATCGTGGCACAGCGGTGCAAGACCGACGCATCAGGTGTGGCAGGGCAGAGTTTACAGCAAGGAAGAGCTTGAAAGCGTGTGCGGACTTGGTACAGTAACAGGGTTGTGCGGTGCAAACTGTTACCACTCATATTCTCCGTTTACTCCCGGCATAACCCCACGCACATACACAGATGAACAGCTCGACAAGATGAACGCAGAGGAAAACAAGCCTGTAGAATACAACGGCAAGACATACACAAAGTACGAGGCAACCCAAAGACAGCGCAGACTTGAAACCACAATGCGGGCACAAAGGCAGAAAATAAAATTGCTTGAAGAAGGCGGGGCTGACGAGCAAGCAATAATTAACGCTCGTGCAAGATATGTAAAAACTTCCGATGAATATGTGAACTTCTCAAAAAGCGTCGGACTTTCTCAACAATGGGACAGGGTAACGGTTGGCGGCAGCAGCGTTGAGGGTATTACAAAGCCTAAAAAAGCCAGTTCACCGATAGGCGGAATAAAAACTACTTCTTTGCCGATTAAAAACACAGAAAATCATACCTTTAAAGGTAAATTCGGTGTTGAAAAATCGGGCGGTAGTGGTATAATAAAAGAGGAAAATAAAAAGCCTATTACGCCAATAACAGATAAAGCTATCGAGCGAGTGCCGAAAGTTGATATTGCCGGATATTCTGAAGAACAAAGGGTTGAAATTCAAAAACAACATAAGGAACTTTTGAAATTTTCAAAAGAACAAAATGACAATAAAGAAGTTGCATTTGTTTTTCGCGACGGATTGGTTGACTATAAACCATTTACAGGTTCTGATGAAAAAATTGACTTTGGCACATACTTGGAGACAAAAGGAAAAAATTTAACTATTTTACATAATCATCCGAGAAACAGTAGTTATTCTATGAACGATTTGGATGTATTTGCAAATAAAAATGTTAGAACAATTACTATTGTAAAAAACAACGGCACAGTTGAATATTTAACTAAAACCGATGATTTTGACAACAATAGATTTGCTCTTGAGTGTAATAGATTGTATAAGAAGATAGTGGTTAAGGAAACAGATGAGGAAAAAGATAGATTTGTTAAAACTTTGCTAAATAAATCAAAAGCTGGGGTGATTTGGAGTGGAAGAAAATAAATCAAGAAACGCAATTATCGACGGACCTATTGAATTGCAAATAAAATGTATGGAAAAATTTCTTTCTACATTAACAGACGAAGAAAAAGAGCGCTCAATGTCGAGTGAATTTGACTACTTGGAAGAAGACTAACCGCTCCTTGTGGGCGGTTTTGTTATGCGTGAATTTAATACAGAGATTAGCACTTAATCAATCGGATTGAGTGCTTTTTTTAATACCCAAAATCAGAAAGGCGGTGACAAAATGAAAGTAAAAGTAGTTGTGTCGTTTAACGATAAAATGAACGGTCTTATCAACAGACCTGTCAATGAAGTCTTTGAATGTACCAAAGACCGAGCGAAAAGCCTTATTGACAGAGGTTTTGTTATTGAGGTTGAAGACAACAAAAATAAAGCAGATTAAGCACCCTTGCATTTGATTGCATAGGTGCTTTTATTTTACCCCGCCGTTGGTTTATACGGCTGAATTTCTACCGCAGGCAAAGCGGAATATAAGCTATGCAGAAAGGATTTATATTATGAAGAACATACACACACTTCTCTCTGAAATTGGTATTACGATTCCCGATGAGAAAAAGGCAGAGTTTGACAAGGCGGTGCTTGCAAATTACAAGACTGTTGCAGAGGTTGAAAAAATCACAACCGCAAGAGATAATTACAAATCACAGCTTGAAACAGCACAGACAGCACTTAAAGAGTTTGAGGGCGTAGATGTCGAAAATCTTAAAAGCGAGATTGCAAAACTGAACATAAGCCTTAAAGACAAAGAAACCGAGTATCAAACAAAAATTGCGGATATGGAGTTTAACTCTGTACTTGAAGGTGCTATTTCAAAGAGCGGTGCGAGAAACGCAACGGCGGTTAAGGCTTTGCTTGACCTTGACAGTCTTAAAACATCAAAAAATCAGGCAGACGATATTACTAAGGCTCTTGAAAGCGTTAAGAGCGAAAACAGCTATATGTTCGGCTCGGACGAGCCTTTCCAAAATCCTGTGAAAAATACAGGAAATGCAGGCATTAAGTCTAATCCGCTCGCAAGTATGAGGGCGGCAATGGGACTTAGTACAGACGAAAAATAATTAATGAGGTGAAAATTTATGGCAAATTCTATTGCACTTTTTAAAACTTACACTACTTTGCTTGACGAGGTTTACAAGCAGAGTTCACTTACAAGCGAACTTGACGGTGCGTCCGACCTTGCGACAGCGGGCGCAAACTCCAATGAACTTATTATTCCAATGATTTCAATGGACGGACTTGCAAATTATTCCCGTAACAGCGGATATGTTGGCGGCGATGTTACCCTTACTAACGAAACGGTTAAATGTAACTTCGACCGTGGCAGAATGTTTACTGTTGATACAATGGACAATGTAGAAACCGCAGGCGTTGCGTTCGGCAGACTTTCGGGCGAGTTTATCCGCACAAAGGTTGTGCCGGAGCTTGACGCATTCCGCTTTGCCGCATACGCAAGTCACGCAGGTATTACCTCTGCCACACCTGGAAACCTTACCACAGGTGCGGCGGTAATTGAAGCACTCCGCAAAGGTACTACTCAGATGGACGAGGACGAAGTTCCGTACGAGCAGCGTTACCTTTACATTACACCAACTCTTTACGGACTTGTGCAGGATTTGGACACAACAAAGTCAAGAGAGGTTCTCAGCAGATTTGCTAAGATTATCACAGTGCCGCAGACACGCTTTTATACAGCGATTGAACAGCTTGACGGCACATCAAGCGGCAAGACCAAGGGCGGCTATCAGAAAGCCACTGCCGCCTCAAACATCAACTTTATGATTATTCATAAGCCTGCGCTTATTCAGTTTACAAAGCACCTTGATACCAAGGTCATCGAACCTGCTGTGAATCAGGATTCGGACGGTTACAAGTTCGGTTACAGAATGGTAGGCATTGCAGATGTTTACGAAAATAAGACAGCGGGCATTTATCTCCACGCTGCCGCTAAGGCTTAAGAAGGTGCTAATATTGACCGTTTACGCTGACGAAAATTATTATAAATCCGAATATCTATGTGGCAGAAAAGCGGTCATTACCTCCGCTTTTGCCTACTATGCAAGAGAGGCAACGCTTATTATTAATGCTTACACAGGCTCAAATATCGACGATACAAAGGATATAATCGAGCCTGTGAAACTTTGTTGCTGTGAGGTCGCAGAGCTGATGTATAAAGCCGATAATATGAGCGGCAGTGAGGGCATAACATCAGAAAAAGTCGGAGATGTGTCACGCTCGTTTGAAAGCTGTGAGGTTCGCAAAAAGCAACTTACACGATGTGTTAAATCCGCAGTATATAAGTATCTTGCAGACACAGACCTTTTGTACAGAGGTGTTTGATTATGTTTACGGATACTATGATGACCCTTTACAGATTTAACGGCAAAGGGTTTGACAGGCTTATTATTCCGCATTGCCATTGGCAGGAGTGCAAAGCCGCTAACGTACTTAAAAGCGGAATGCAGAACGCTGACGGAATAGCTATATACATTCCGTTAAATGCGCTTGTTCTTGCTCCAAATGATTTTTTATTTCCGAGCAACGGTCTGTTTCCAAACGCTGATATATCCCCTCTGTCCCCCTCTCAAGACATTATTGTAAAAGGTGAGTGTAATTTCATCTTTGATAATTCAAGCGACAGGAGCGTATCAGAGAGCCTAAAAACCTTGCGTGACAAATACGAAATTCACACAGTAATGAGTATTGACCGTTTGCTTTACGGCCCTGCGGATTTACAGCACATCAAAGTATCTGCGAGGTGATTAAATGCTTTTTAATGTGAATCAGCCGTCTGATGTTAGCGGCACTCTTTCTCTCAAGTGGAGCAAGAACTTTGCAGGCAATCTGAATAATAACCTGTTACTTGCTCAAAAAGAGGTTGACGAGGATTGCGTTAAGCTGATGAAGCCGTACACACCTTTTAAAATCGGCGTACTCGAAAACTCCGCAACTATACATACCGTTATAGGCAGTGGAGAAATCAAACAGGTTACACCTTATGCAAGGTATCTTTACTATGGCAAGGTGTATGGTCCTAACTATCCTATCGTGCGAGAAAAAGACGGTACGGAGCATATCGTATTCGGACGCTATAGCGGTGACGGCATTATAATCGGTTGGCGAAGTCCTAAAGGCAAGAAAAAACACCCGACAGGCAGAGATATTCAGTACAGCAAGGACAAGCACCCGCTTGCGGGCAAAATGTGGTTTGAGCGAATGAAAGCCGACCGCAAAAGGGATATTCTGCAAGCGGCGGCAAGAAGACTTGGGAGTAATGCAAAATGAATATAATCGAACTTGTAAGGTCCGTTGTGCAGGAGTTTCCGAAAATCGGCGAGCTTGTGCACATTGATTATTCAACAAATAAGGTACAGGATTTTGGACTTTCCCCAACAGGCGACACGCTTGTAAAGGAAGATATTTTAGGAAATCAAACACGCAATCACACCTTTATCCTGTACGCTACCTGTCAGTCGCTCAACGACTATGACCGACTTGTAAACAGTGGAATGTTGCTTGAACTGCAAATGTGGCTTGAACGGCACGCAGAGGGTGACATAGAAGTTGAAGTCGGCGACAACATTTTATACGGTGAGCTTAAAAAACTCACTTGCTCAAACGGAATGCTTTACAGCATACCTGACGAAAACAACAACGGCGGTGTGCAGTACCAATTGCAAATCACCGCCCAATACACTATTGAAAATTGAAAGTGAGGAATTATTATGGCAGTATCAACACCCGATATCGGTAAACTCAAAAGAAGTTACCTTTTACATTTTATTGACGCGAGCTTTGGCACAGGCGAAAGTCCAAAGTGGTATCTTATCGGCAAGGACATTGACGATATGTCGGTCGAGCTTAGTCCGGACACAAGCACAGTAAAGAACATTCTTGATGAAACCTCTGTAAATGACAATGGCTACGAGCCTACCCTTGACGCAGGTACATATTACGCAAATACAGGTGACAGCATTTACCCGAAAATCAAGGATATTGCAATGAACCGCCTTACCGGTGATGACTGCAAAACCAAAATTCTTGAAGTGCTCATTGACAAGAAAACAGGCCCTTATGATGCTTGGATTGAGGACTGCATCGTTAAACCGCAGTCATACGGCGGTGCACAGGGCGGTGTAAACATTCCGTTTAATGTTACATTTGACGGCAACAGAAAGCAGGGTACAGCGACAATCTCAGATAAGGTACCGACATTTACCGAAACTGTATAAGGAGTGATTCTATGCAGAGTTTGAATTTTAAAACACCGCTGAAAACATATGCAATCAACAATGATGAAAACACAGTAATCAAGATTAACACCACAGACTACTCACTCGTTGAGCGACTCAACAAGCTGACAGAACGCACAGAAGAGCTTGTGCAGAAGTACAAGAATATGAAACCCGAGGATGTAACCTTTGAAATTTTTCTTGATGTTGACAATGAAATCCGCCGAGAAATAGACTATGTTCTCGGTGCAGGTGTAAGTCAGGTTGCGTTTGGCGATGTAAATTGCCTTTCAATCTGTGATGATGGCAGTATGATTTTTGAGAACTTTCTCAACTGCGTTGTGCCGGTCATCGTAAGTGACATTGAAAACGCACACGCTCAGCAGAGCAAGCATATTGAGAAGTACCTCAATCAAGCAAAGAGGCTTGCAAAGTGATTGGATTACTTCCTACAAGCCTTGAAATAGACGGAGAGCAGTACGAGATTAATTCCGATTTTCGTATTGCTCTCTTGATTTTCGAGGCTTATGCCGACAAAGAGCTAACCTACGGCGAAAAAGCGGCAGTATGCTTGAATTGCTTATACAAGGAAGTTCCAAAGAATGTTGAGGAGGCGCTCAAAAAGGCATTGTGGTTTCTTGACGGCGGAGATGTGCCGAAATCGAAAAAAGCTCCAGTCAAAATTATTGATTGGAGCTATGACGAAAGCATTATTTTCCCAGCACTTAACAAGGTTGCAGGCTTTGAAACAAGGATTGCAAGCTATGTGCATTGGTGGACTTTTCTCGGCTATTTCAGTGAGGTAGGCGACGGCTTGCTCTCGCAGGTAATGAACATAAGAGGCAAGCGTGCTAAGGGCAAAAAGCTTGAAAAATGGGAGCGTGATTTTTACAATGAGCACAAAGAGCTTGTTGACATCAAGGAAAAGCTCTCTCCCGAACAGCAAGCAGAACTTGACGCCGAAGAGGATTTTATAAACAATCTTGTATAGGTGTTACACAAAATTATTGTTGACAATACACAAGCTTTGTTATATTATGTAACAAAGGAGTGATTTTATGAACAGCAAATTTTACAAAGGTTTAACTCTCTGTATTGCGGGTTTTGGTATAATTATAGGTCTATTAATGACATATGAGTATAAAACTAAAGATTAACTAAAGGTTAATTGGTATAGATGATACATAAAGGAGAGAAAAAAATTGAAAAGAAAATTTATCTGTATTGTATTGTCAGCTTTATTTATATGTACTTTGTTTGGGTGTTCTTCTACTTCTGAAATTTCGCAGGAGGAAACAACATCGATTAATCAAAGAGATATTGACGGATATAAATATGGTGATTTTGACATATATAATTCATATGCAGAAGATAATGGGTTATCCGGTACTAAAATTTATGTAAAAGGTACAGTAGATGATGTTTATAACCGCTCAGGATTTATGTGTTTTAACGTTACTTCCGAGGATAACGGCAGTTGGTTGGCTTCATTCTCTCCGGGAGGAGATACAGACAAGCCAAAAAATTTAACGAAGGGGACAAGTGTACTTTTCTTCGGCGAATATGCTGGTTTTAGCGATGTTACTAATACCCCGGCAATATTGTTGGATTACATAACTGTTTATGGCGAAAAATACACATCATATGATTTTCGTAAAGATAAAGCTAATACTTCAACATCCGAAAGTAAAGTGATTACAGAAACAACAACCGATACTCAAAACGATAAGACTATTATTGATGAGAACGGAGTTAAAGTTATATACAAGGGTAAAGAAGAAACTGAATATGGTACAGATATAAAATTATATATTGAAAATAATTCTGATTATGACTACGAAATTCAGTTCCGCAATGTATCAATTAATGATTATATGTTTGAACCGATTTTTTCATCTTTGGTAAACAGTAAAAAGAAATTAAATGACAGTTTTACCGTAACAACAGAATTTATTAAAGAAAATCAAATAAGCAGTATAGAAAAAATTGACTTATCGATAAAAGCATTTAACTGGGGTGATAGGTCACACGATTTTGTATCTAAAACTGTAACTTTTGAGCCATAACAAATAAATAAAATTGTCAAACAGCGTACATCTTCGGGTGTGCGCTGTTTTTATACCACAAGGGTACCGCATTTTGCTGTGCCCTTCAATTTTATAGAAAGGAGTGAGATTACATGGCGGTTGACGGTAGCTTGATTTTTAATACTAAAATCGACACAAGCGGTCTTAACAGCGATATTGCAAGAATCAATAAAGCTATCGAGGCGGCTCAGAGCAAGGCTCAGGCAGGTGCTAAGACTACTGCTCAGACTGCACAAAATGCAACTCAACAAGTGTCAAATTCTGCCGACAAAATAGTTGATGAAGTTAAAAACAACACATCAGATATTGGCGCTCAGATACAAAATATAATTGCTGATACAGAGAGAAGTGCAAAGTCGAAAGCAATGTCTATTGCTTCTATTCTGAAACGAACAGGAATGACACAAGCAGAGGCAATGCAGGCAGCTTGGGATAAAGTAAACAGTTCTGTTTCACAGCAAGTGAAAAAAACAAATTCAGAGGTTGAGCAAGAAACAGAAAAAACAGGCAAAAATATTAAAGAGAATACTGATTTATACAGTAAACAGGTTCTTGATGTGCTGAAAAGCATTGATAAAAATGTTGCAGACAGCTCAAAAAATATATCTGAAAAGGTACAGAAAGCAGTGACTTTGAGTGCAAGTAAAGCTAAGCAGTCGCTTACAACAGTCAGAACGGCTGTTGACAGACTGCAAAGCAAGGCGAAAATGATTGGCAGAACGCTGCTTACCGCTTTCGGTACGGCGGCGGTTGTAAGTTTTAGCAAGGAAAGCATAGAGCTTGGCTCAGACCTTGCAGAAGTGCAGAATGTAGTTGATGTTACTTTCAGCCATATGTCTTCAAGTGTGGACGATTGGGCAAAGTCAGCACAAAAATCTTACGGCTTGTCTGAAAATATGGCTAAAAAATATGTCGGCACTTTTGGTTCTATGGCGGAGGCTTTCGGCTTTACTGAACAGCAGGCATTTAATATGTCAACATCATTAACGGCTCTCACAGGCGATGTGGCGTCGTTTTACAACATAACGCAAGACGAGGCATACACAAAGCTAAAATCTGTTTTCAGCGGAGAAACAGAAACACTAAAAGACCTTGGCATTGTGATGACGCAGAACGCACTTGACAATTACGCAATGGCAAACGGCTGGGGCAAGACCACATCTGCTATGACTGAGGCAGAAAAGGTAACGCTTAGATATAACTTTGTACTCGGTCAGTTGAGCAATGCAACGGGTGACTTTGCACGCACTCAGAACAGTTGGGCAAATCAAACGAGAATTTTACAGCTGCAGTTTGACAGTATAAAGGCTACAATCGGTCAAGGCTTGATAAATGCTTTTACTCCGCTGCTTAATTGCATTAATCAATTTATTTCAAGACTTAGCGTTGCGGCACAGAAGTTTAAAGACTTTACAGCTCAGGTGTTCGGCTATTCTACGGCAACAAGCAATGCGACAAGCTCAGCTGTAAGCGATATGTCAGACCTTGCAAGTCAAGCGGACAGTTCTACATCTGAGATTGAAAAAACATCGGAGGCAGCTGAAGACTTGAAGAAAAACCTTGCAGGCTTTGATGAACTCAATGTGATGAGCGACACCTCGGACAACAGTTCAGACACAAGTACGCAAGCACCAAGCTCTGAAATCAAATCAATGCAAAATGCACTCGAGCAATCTATGCTTGACAGCGACAGGCGTACAAGCAAGACTATTGACAATATTGTAAATTCACTTGACAAGGTAAAAAACGCCTGCGTAACAATTAAAAATTCGTGGGAGAAAGTGTGGAATAACGGCACAGGCGAAAAGGTGCTTGGAAATATTAACTCATTAATTAACACTTTTGTAGGCACAGTTGGTGATATTGCAGAGGCTTTTACAAATGCTTGGGACAAAGCAGGCTTAGGTGACAGCGTGGTGCAATCGTTTATCGACAAATGGAACAGCCTTGTTGAGCTTTTGGATACGGTAGGCGATACATTCAGGCAGGTGTGGAATGACGGTAAGGGCGAGAAAATTTGGAGCAATATACTTGAGGTTATCCGCAACTGCAATAACTATACTGAAACTCTCAGAACCAAAATTAAAGACGCTTGGGAGAAAAACGATACAGGCAGAAAAATTTGGGAGAGCATATTAGGCATTGTCGAAGATATAACAGGGCTGCTTGATGAAATGTCAGCTGACCGCCTCGAATGGCTTGAGGACCTTGACATTAACCCCGTTGCACAGGCGGTTGAACGCTTGACCGAGGGATTCAGAAATCTGCTCAAGGCTTGCGGAGATAAGCTAAAACAAGCGTACAAGAATGTTTTATTGCCGCTTGCAAAATGGACGATTGAGAAAGCTGTACCGGATTTGTTAAATTTGTTTTCTGAGGCTCTTGAGGCAATTTCAGATATAGTTAATAAGATAAGTCCGGATATGTTAAAAGCAGTAGCAACGGGTATTGGCGCTGTTGCCACAGCAGTTATCGCATTCAAGACAGGTAAGACTATTGCGAGTGGTATAAGTGAAGTCACATCAGCAGTTAAAAACATCAGTTCGGTTATTTCGGCTAACCCTCTGCTTATTATAGCAAGCGCAATAACGGGTATTGTTTCAGCGGTTCAAATTTACAATGAACTAAAATGGAGCAATTCTGAGGCTAAAAAGTTTTGTGATGAAATAGACGATGTGAAAAACAGACTTGAAAATACAACGCAGAAAATTACCGACACAATCAAAAATACATTAGATAAGGTTGACCAGCTCTATGCTGATAATACATTGATTGATGAATATCAGGATAAACTTGAAACCTTAATCAGCAAAGCTGAACTTACTCCCGAAGAACAGTCAGAATTGCAAACTATCGTTACATATTTTAAAGATAATGTTAGCGGCTTTAGCGATACATGGGATAATTATGTCACAATAAGCGATGGGGGTAAGATCGAGCTGAAAGGTGATTTATCTGAGATACAAGATGAAATCAATAAAACTATCGATGATTACCAAAAACTTGCTAATCAATCTGCACTTTCAGAATTACAAACTGAAAATGCCAAAGCTAAAATTGCAGCAAATAAAAATACAGCCGAAATCAAAACGGAAATAAAATCTAAATACAGTGAAATACAGAGCACACAAAAGAAATTAGATGACTTTCTAAAAAAGAGAAATATCACACAAAAAACACTCGAAAATTATTACTATGGAGGTGGAGCAAAAAACGATGCTTTTTATAAAGAAGGCATTGAACTTTTGGAAACATTACAAGATGAAAGTGAAGCATATGATGATTTACAAGACAAATATAACGAATCAGTTGGTGAAATTAATAAATTAATAATGACTAACGATGATTTAATAGATGTTCAAAAAGTCCTGAATGGAGATTATTCTGATGCCGCTGCAGTATTAATGGCATATAATCAACAGATGATTTCACAAAACGATATTCTTTCAGCAACTGACGAAAATGGTAAAATACTTTGGGCATCAATGGATAAATTAAAAGAGGCAGCAACAGAAAGCGGAAAAAACACAGTGCTTGGACTTGTTGAGGGTACTAAAGATTATCAAGGTGCACTTGCGAAAAATAGCCAAGGATGGGCTGAAATAATTATCTCTGAATATGAAACAGGAATGGATATACATTCACCTTCAAGAGAAATGTATAAGCGTGGACAATATACAGTTTTAGGTCTTGTCAATGGTTTATCTGATACAAGTATAAAGGTACAGAGTGTCGTTACCATGATGTTAAAGAATATAAGAATGGCTTTAGAACCTATAAAAACAATCTTTTCAAATGTGTTCACTCCGATTTATGACATTCTAAAAACTCCTCTTAACAATGCACTAACAGGAATTGAAACTTTTATAAACGGCTTTATTTCTGCAATCAATAAAATGTTGTCGGGTGTGGACACGGTTGCAAATTCGATAGGCAAGTTGTTTGGGCAGGAATGGCACGCAGGTCGGCTTGATAAGGTGCACATCCCCAAACTTGCTACAGGCACATATGTACCTGCAAATTACGGTGAATTTCTAGCAGTTCTCGGCGATAATAAGCGTGAAGCGGAAGTTGTTTCGCCAATATCAGCAATGAAACAGGCTATGGCTGAGGTACTTGCTGAATATGGCGGAGCGGGCAACGGCGGTGATATTCACATTACATTGACTATGCCCGACGGCAGGGTGCTTTTTGAGGCTGTTGCTGATGAGAATAACAAAATCAAGAAACGCACTGGCAGGTCCGCTTTTGCGTAAGGAGGGATAGGATTGGGTGAATTTAAAGGCTATTTAATTAAATTCCCGAAAAACGGCTTGCAGTTTCCGCATAAGCTCATAGCTAAAGAGAGTTATCAAGCCACACCTTTACAGCGTACGGAGATTAAAGCTTATCGTGACAGCAACAACCTTTTAAGGCGAGTAACATCACCGAACAACAAAACTAAGATTACATTCAATACCAAGGACGGTCTTACCCTTGCTGAAATGAGAACTATTCGCAGTGTTTTAAACGGTGCTATGTCAAATTCTCAGCAACGCAAGCTCAATGTTGAATACTGGGACGATGAACTTCTTGCGTACCGCACTATGACCGCATATATACCCGATATAACATACACGCCAAAGCTTATTACCGCAGACAACATTAAATATGCGGCGGTAACATTTACATTTATTGAATATTAAGAGGTGGTTAATTTGCTTGAAGTTTCAAGCCTGCACAAAAAGCAGGCAATCGAAAATTTGATTGAAAATATACTGACAATTTCATTTCCCGACGGTGAATATCCGGATATAACAGAGAAAAATATAGCGAGTGAAAGTATGAGCCTTACACAGTCAATTTGTGATGAAAGCAAGCTGAAATTTGGTGGCTGTATTGCCGCTGAAATTAACATTGACATTGTAAATTCAATTGACAGAACCTTTACAAATGACCTTGTAGGCAAATGGATAAGCGTAAAATTAACGCAGCGTTTTCCGAGCGGAGAAAAGCTGCTGCCATCTGCAAAGCTGTTTTTAGGTACATCACTTTTGCCGGGAGAAACCGTAGTTGCAAAGGAATATTATTTGTTTAGCGGTATTATTGACAGTGCCAAGCTCGACAAGAATAACCGCAATAAGCGACACATTGTCGCTTATGACGCACTCTCTATGTTATATGATATTGACGCAACAAATAAGCTGTTTGATTTATGGAAAACTTATCCAAACGGCTATAAAATCGGCGAATTGGTTGTTCAATGCCTTAACTACAACGGAAAGCATATTATTCAGGTCGAGGATAACAAAGATATTCTTGACGAGGTGATAAACCAATCAACAGGCTTAACTGTACGAAATTTCCCGACATACAACAGAGCATGGCTTGAGGACTCAAATACAATTACATACGGCGAGCTGCTCAAGAATTGTTGTGAATTGCTCGGAGTATTCGGAACAATTATTCCTAATGCAAGCTATGGTGTTTTTAGATACATCGAACTCGGCAAGAGTACAGAAACATACGATTTTTACGAAAATCTATATGCTGAGGAATATAACAGCAGCGGCTATAACGGCTTTAGTTTTTCTTACGGTTACTCGTTAAATGACAGAAAAGCTAAAACCACCGTGGCAGAGTCACAGTGGGGCGAGGATGTTGTAACATATGATTTTACTAAAAATGTAGTCTGTTGGCAGAAAGATGACGGCATTGGCGGCGGACTGGTGCACGATGTGCAAAGTTTATTGCATGGAAAAACAGGCGAACGATTTTATAATTGTTCCTACACACCGCTTGCAGCTACTCTTGACGGCAGGCCTTGGGTGCAGATTGGTGACGGATTAGAAATTGAAAGCTATGTTACTGATTCAAACGGTGATTTTGTCTATGATAACGCAGGACAACCTAAAAAAGAGAAAGTAAAAGCCTATGTGTTGAGCCGTACACTGAGCGGAATTAAAGCTCTGACAGACAGCATAGAGGCAAAGGGGGAATAAATATTATGGCATACACAAAAACAAATTGGGAAGACGCACCGAGCACAGCTACACCACTTTGCGCAGAAAGCCTGAACAAAATCGAAAACGGCATATACGAGAACAGCATAGACATAGCGCTTGCGGATGGCAACATCAACACGCTAAGCGAGAGAATAATTGCGATTAACACAGCCTTATCTGCAAAGGCAGATAAAACGGAGCTTGAAGATGAAATAACAGACATTGACGAAACAGTGACAATGAAGATTAATCTTAAAGCGGATAAGGCGACAACCTTGGCAGGGTATGGCATTGATGACGCATATACAAAAACATATGTGTCCAAGGCGCTTAGCTATAAGCTCGACAAAAAGCCATTTGATACCGAACCTGTAAAAAATAGTCCTAACTATATTACAAGTGGTACGTTATATAACTGTGTTAATACTCTTAATCAAAATATTGCAGCAAAATATGATAGCTCAAATTTTGAGAGTGGTACAGGAACATTAGCACCAGCCCAAGAAATATATGCTGGTTGCGAGGGCAGTTTTGTATATTCTAAAAATGGTAATATTGTAACTGTATCGGTCAATATTACGGCACTGCTCTCTCATAAAAAATATATTCAGATGTCAGGTTTACCGTATGCGGCAAAAAACGAAAGTAGGTTGTCTAGTTTTGTTGTATATTCAACAGCAAATAAATTAATAAACATCAGACTTGACGGCTCTTGGATTTATGTCAGTTCAACGGACATTTTTGCAGAGGACGAAAAAATCAATTTCATTATTACTTACATAATCAGATAAGGAGCGAGTTACTATGGAAATCAAAGAAAGAATTACACTCGATATGCTCACAAAAGACAGTGTAAGCGTATTAAGACAGAAGTTTATTGAAATCAACGGCACAGAAATGCAGGTCGGCGGTAATGTTCGCAACGCTTACAAAAACTGTGATGAGGATAAGTCAATCTTAAAAGAACAGCTTTCGGAGGAATATTATAACGCTATTATGGCGGTATGGGAGGTATAAATATGTCTTATAAATTTAAAGAAATATGGTGCAATAAAGGTAATTTCACAGAGAGCAACAGAAAATCTTCTGAAATTGATACACTTGTTATTCATTACACCGGCAACAACGGCGACACAGCAGAAAACAATGGTAACTACTTTAAGAATAATGTAGTTGAAACATCTGCACATTATTTTGTTGATGATACAACTGTTGTTCGCTCGGTTGCTGACAAAAATATTGCTTGGCATGCAGGCGACTGGGATATTAATTGCCGTTCAATCGGAATTGAAATTGCAGGTTCAACAACAGAATGCACAGGCAAGACACTTGAAAATGTAATCTTACTTGCTCAACGACTTATGAAAAAGTATAACATCAAAAAAGACAAAGTAATTCGCCATTATGACGCTAACGGTAAAATCTGCCCGGGCTTTTGGTGCGGTTCATCAGCAAAGGACAAGCTGTGGAAAGAACAGTTTTTAAATAAACTTGAGAGTAACTCTGAAAGCAAAGAAGACGCTAAAGTTGAAAAAGATGATAAACCTACGATTGAATATTGCGTATTTGCAGGCGGTAAGTGGCTACCAACTGTAAAAGGTTTATCAGACTTCGCAGGCATTGCCGGCGAGGCAATCAGCGGCCTTGCAATCAGAGTAACAAAAGGTAAGATTAAGTACAGAGTGCATATTAAAGGCGGTCACTGGCTTAGCTGGGTTACAGGCTTTAATCTTAATGATGATGTAAACGGCTATGCCGGTATTCTCGGAATGGATATTGATGCTGTACAGATTTATTATACAACTCCTGCTGATGTTAAATCCGCACACGGCAGCTACTATAAGGCTACATACAGAGTTTCTACAGTTAATGAAGACTATTACGATTGGCAGCACGATGACGAAAAAGACAGTAAGCAGGACGGCTACGCAGGAACAAAGGGCAAGGCTATTGACCGTATTGAGCTTACTTTAACTTAACGAGGTGTAGTATGTCAACAGAAATAATTACATCATTAATCATTGCAAGCAGTAGCATTATATGTCAACTTCTCATTAATTCTTCAAATCGTAAAAAGCTCAAAGCGGACAATGAAAGCACTAAATCTCTTATAGTGTATCGTATAGATAAACTTGAGCAAAAGCAAGATAAATACAATCATTTGCAAGAGCGAGTGTTTAATCTTGAAAAAAATTCAGCTGTTGCAGACGAAGAAATCAAAGTCGCAAATCACAGAATTGCAGACCTTGAGCAAAAATAAGGAGGTAATAATATGAAAAAAATTACAAATTGGAAATCGTGGGCAAAATGCGCAGGCGTAAGAGCAGTAAAAACCGTTGCTCAAACTGCAATTTCGGTTATCGGTGTATCTGCCGTGTTAAGCGACGTGAATTGGATTGCGGTCGCCTCGGCAAGTGCACTTTCGGGAGTTCTTTCGCTGTTGACAAGTGTTGCAGGTTTGCCGGAAATATCAGAAGAATAAGAATACATAAGTTTAGCCCCTCGAGTACCGTTTTGGTATTTGAGGGGCTTTTGTTTTGCTTGACATTAGAACATATGTTTGATAAAATAAAATTAGGTGTATGATATGTTTTATTTATCATATTATATAGTAGTTGAATTATATAAAAAGCTAAACAAAATATGTGAAAGGTGACAATTTTTGCATTTATTAAATAAAATTACCCAAATTTTTAAAAAAATATGTTATAATACCTCTTGCAAGGATGAGAGGAAGATAATCAAGATGAATAAAGCATTAGATGTTGCAAGGTATATTATTAATACTTCAAATGATAAAGGCTATGATATTACAAACTTGCGGTTACAAAAAATTTTATATTTCGTTCAAATGGAGTTTGTAATTAGGGGAAAAGTATGCTTTTATGATAAGATGGAAGCATGGGATTATGGACCGGTAGTTCCATCAGTGTACAAACGTTTTAAATACAATGGTGCTTCTAATATAGATAAAATAGAGTATTGCTATGATGATTCAGAAGGGTTATGGAATTTAAAAAGGACACCTTATAGTGATGAAGTTTTGCCTAAGGAAGATAGAGAAATAATAGATACTGTTATCGAAGAATGCTATAAATTTAACACAAGTGCACTTGTAAGAATATCTCACTCACAATCTCCGTGGATAGAGGCCCATGAACAAATTAATAATGAAATAACAGTAGAATCTATAAAAAAATTTATTAGTGATAATCAATAGTAAAATTGTAGGTGAGTTAAGTTGTTCGACAAATTTCAAGAAATTGATTATAATTCATCTAATAGAAATAAGACAGGTGAAATGATCACATCTATTAGAAGTATTTGTGAGTATTTAAATACAAACAGTTTGAATTTTGAGCCACAAGTAGCTTTAAAAAAGATAATATCTTATATTGATAGATATGATAGAATTTTATATTCGGAGCTAAGTTCTTATTATTTTAAGTGCAATAGTTTAAGTGATGCGAATAGTTTCATTTCTCAAAATATGCAAACTCTATCAGATTATGTTACCTCAACAAAAATTGAAGAATTTGAGGATATTGGTGGAATAGAAACTGATATCGAAAATATAAAAAAGATAGTGTTAAAAATCTTAGATCACTTAAGACTGGCTGATTCTCAGTTACAGTATCTTAATCAAGATAAATTTTATGAGCATTTTTGGGAAGAACGAGAAGATATTGAAAACTCAATAAAAGAGGAGGGACATAAGCTAAATAAAGAGTTAATATCCTTAGTAGCAATATTTACTGCTATGGCGTTTCTGGTATTTGGAGGTTTGAATTCACTTTCGGATATATTAGAATTGTCGTTTAAAAACTTTTCAGTTTTAAATATTTCTTTTGTTGGAATTATTTGGGGATTATGTATTTTTAATCTGATATACTTGTTTATATATTTAGTATCAAAAATTATACAAGTAAACGTTGCTTCTGAAAATCCATTTTTATTAGATAAACGCCATAGACTTTACATAACAGGAAATGTAATACTTGTAGCTGCATTTGCAATATGTGGTTGGGTGTATGTAGCGAAGACGGATTATTTAGGATTATATTCAGAACTTGGTACTATATTTGGAAATTTTACTTTTTTTCTACCTTTTGTCGGGATAATTTGCTTAGTAATTTTATATTTAGTAGTATATAAGAAGTTTATAAAATTTCTATATAGAAAAATTTTACTAATGTATTATGAAAAGAAATATAAACAGAAAGTAATTATTAATGATAGGTATGTTATGAATCTGAATTCAGACATTTTACAACAAAGATAGAAGATTCTATTAACTGAAAATTTACTACAAATAAGCTAAAAACGGCTTGTTTACTGACTTTTTTCTGTGTTCAAATATTTTTGTTTTAAGGCTCAATGTCAATAGTTGGGGTAAATCCGAAAAAGAAGAAATAAATGAACAAGCGATAGTATAAATCAAGCTATCGCTTGTTTTTACATTTGGTGAGAAAACATATGTAAAATACGATTACGAAAACGCCCCTTTGCAGGAATAACACCACCTTGTGGTGTTTTCTGATTTTAAAAAAAATCAAAAAATTAATGAAAATGAATTTAATGGTGTGACGAAAAAAGAAAATAGCTTATAATTTTGACTTAAGGACTGAGTGGCAGCGGTATCGCAGGCTGAAACACATTCATAAGTTTGTATGCTTTATCCAACACGAAATCCAACACAAATATAAAAAAAGTCAGTATTCAACGGCATTTTTATAACTTATGCAGGGGTTCGATTCCCCTCATCTCCACCAAATGTGTATTGGACGAACACCTACTTTTTTAGTGGCGGCTTTGCCGTCAAGGTGAT